CCGCCGCTGTAAGGGCTGTAAGGGCTGTAAGGGCTACTGCCACCGCACCGACTGGATTCGCAAGGAGTGCTGCTGAAAACTTTGTAAATGCTGTTGTAACCTGCTGAACGACCAGCAACCCGACCAGTGCCGCTGCCAGTACTGCAAGGGCTGCCGCCAGTGCCGTGACTGCCGCCACAACTTCCGGGTGTTCCTTGACAAACTCAGTTGCCCATTCCATCGCATCTGCCCCGCTCTGCTGGAGTTCCATCAGCACCGGTGCAAGCTCATCACCGATCGCTATCTTCAGGTTCTCGATGGCGTTCTGGAAACGCTGCTGAGCAAATTCCCCAGTTTCTGACATCTTCTCAAATGCAGTGGTTGCCGCCCCGGTGCTTCCTTCCATCGCCTGCACCAGGCTGTTGTATTTGGACGTTCCGCTGTTCAGGATGGACAGCATACCGACGCCGGCCTCGGAACTCGACCACATGTTGTTGAATGCGGTCGTGTCACCGTCCACGCTGTCGGCCAGTACCTGCAGCACATCTCCAAGTGAATTGCCCTCTGCCATCAATTCCGCGAAAGTCTTGCCGGTCTGCTTCTTGAGCGTTGATCCAACAACGGAACTTGTGCTTCCAAGCTCATTCAGTGCCGCCTTGACGTAGGTCGTTGCCTGTGCGGTCTGCGTACCGTTGGCGGTCAGCAATGCGTAGCTGGCTGCCAGGTCTTCCAGGTTCATGTTGTACGCCGCCGCCAGTGGGATGACCATGCCCATGCTGGCACCTAACTGTGCAACGGATGTTTTTCCTAAGTTCTGCGTTGTGATCAGAACGTCTGAGATCTTCGAAGCATCATCCGCCGACATGCCATAGGCATTGATGGCGGTCGTCAGGATGTCCACGGCGGTCGTGGTGTCGGAAAATCCACCAACAGCCAACTTATTCGCTGTGCCGACAAAATCAACTGCACTCTCGGTCGCTACCGATGCTGAAATAGCCTGATAGGTCGCTTCTGCCAGTTCCCCGACACTCTTACCGGTCTCGCTGGACAATGCCAGGATCTCGTTTCGCATATCACCAAGCGGCTTCTGTGATTCGTCTGCGATCGTGCCAACCTTCGCCATCGCCGTCTCAAACTCCATGCTTGCCTGTGTGCAGTCCATGAGTGCGTCCGTGATCGCCTTGACAGATGCAGTTACCCCGGCAGCCAGCAGAGCCTGTGCAAGGGCATCAATGGCGGTGCTTGCCTGGTCGGTCCCTTCTTCGAATCCGTCCCCGATGCTGTCACCTATGTCAGATGCACTGTCCCCGACATCTTTCGCCGCATCCGAAACGCTGTCCGCAACGTCCGACATGGCATCCTCTACCGCTTCTGCTGCACTCTCGCCGGCTTCTTCCACAGATTCCACAATATTATCCACAGCGTCCTGGACGGACTCTGCAGCATCCTGCCCGGCATCTTCTGCCGCATCTGTGATCGCATCCGCCGCGTCTTCTGCCGCATCCTGTATCTCTTCCAGCGTATTAACTACTTGCTTCGCCGCTTTTTCTGCGTCTTTCCCTGCTTCTTCTGTCGCCTGGGAAACGGCCTGCTCTGCCTGTTTTGCCGCGTCCTGTGCATCGGAGGCAGTCTGCTGCGTTGCACCCTTCGCTGCCTGTTCGATCCGCTTTAAGCCTTTCTGAAAACCGCTCTCGTCGATCTCCGTGTCAAATCTTAATGTTCCGTCTGCCATTTCCTGCCTCCCATCTTCTTATCAGTCACCCCACATCGCAGCCGCGAACAGGTCACCGATCTGTTCCTCATCCCGCTCGTCTTCCAGGGATATTGCCCGCTGGATCTTCTGGATCCGCTTGCGTTCCTGTTTGTCCCTGATCTTTCCGGCATCGATCGAACGGTAGCCGATGCGGGTTTTCGTGCCGGAATCATCCGGCAGGCCTTCCAGCAGCATCTGGAACTTCTGCCAGTGCAGATATTTATAGGCCAGCAGGTCAATGCCGTAATAGTTCCGGAAATCGCTGACGATATACGGTGCATCCTTCTCATAGCTGAACGTCTGCTTTCCACTGCCTTCACGCTCTTTTTCCTTTTCTGCTGACCGGATGCCGGCAATGAAATCCGTGACTGCCTGGACGGCTCCCTGGATGTCCGGTGGAATCTCATTCTTATATAGTCTCAGGATCAGAAAGAGCCGGCTGCCCGGCTCCTCTGCCTGTTTCACCTCTCCGATCAGCTTCAACACTGCCCGGAAATCTGTCTTGATCGGGTACAGGATGCCCCCAACCTCCACTTTCTTCGGCAGTGGTTCATACAATGGATTCATAGATCATCAGACGGTCGGTGTTTCCAGGAACGTGCAGCTCTTACCGTCTGCCGCAACCTTGGCATAGCCCTTGACCGGTTCGGACTTCACGCCGAACGATCCGGAATACTGCAGTGCATCGGTTCCGTCACCGGATGCATCCGGGAGGATGGAGAACTCACGTTTTCTTGCCACAAATTCATCCTCTTTGGTCGCTTTGCCCTTGTCGAAGAAGTCCACGACCACGATGTTCCTGGTCTCCCCGGTCAGCTCGTCATCATGCACGGATGCGATGTCCATCAGAATCGGGTTGTTCTCGTGCATATCAAAGCTGTAAGACCATGAAGTGCCATAACCGGTAACATCGCTGTCGCTGGAATCCTTGTCCACGTACTGGCGTTCATAGGTGGTCGGGTTCTTGGACTCTGAAAGTGTCGTGAACTTCTCCATACGGGTAAATTCTGTTGGCTCTGCCCCATCGCTGGCCGGTACGCCGTAGAAGGACACCCTGCCGGTTCTCTTGACTAATTTCGTTTTATTATTTTTTTCTGCCATAATTTAAGCCTCCTGTTCATAAATTAAGCGGCACTCGATACGATACGTAGCAAGATTAGCTTCGGCATCGTACAGGTAACCGCTGTTTAATGTTTCAACTGCTGTTGCATGTTGTTTTTCGTTTGCCAGTTCCGGAAGTTCCCCATTGTCCGAGGACTCTTCCAGCCACTCCTGAAGCTCCTGGTAGAAGCCGCTGTTCTCAATATTCACCCTGGCGTCCTCGTCATAGACTTCCTTGGAACAGACCGCAAACTGGTACTGTTTCTTTTTCCCGCCATCCACATATTTCTGGATCACCGGGTCACATGGGAGCGGGTCGATGGAATAACTCATCTCCTCCCCCAGGTAATCCACGTTGACCCGGCCGTCATGTAAAAACGGACAGGTCAGGAAGAATGTGCGGATGCTCTCGATGATGCTAATTTCCGCATGCAATTTTACCCGCCTCCTTCTGGATACTGTCCTTGTGCCGGTTCTTCATACGTTCGAACCATTTGGACTGCTTTTTGTGCTCATAGTACTGTCTTCTGGCATATGGTGTGGACTGCACGATCAGACCGGAACCGGTAACCGTGCCAAGCGTTGCCGCTTCCCTCAGTACACCGCTCCGGAACGGTGTTTCCGGTTCCATACGGTCTATACATGTCTGATCCACGTAGGTCTGTGCCCTGGCAAGATTTCCGTTAAGCCTTGCTGCAAGCCCGGCATCCCATTCTAGGCTTGCTGTGAATCCGCCGCTGCCATGTCCGCTGTAACGGACGTCCTGCGGCTGCCGGATCTGGAACGTTTTCCTGGTCTCTGCCATCATGCACCCCCTGTCACCCTGATGTGCGGATTGCCGCCATACCGGTTGTAGTTTGCCGCCGACACCTTGAAATGCTCTGTGCCGGCCAGGTCTTTCGCCGTCTTCATCTGCACGCTGCACTGCCCTTTTACCAGGTAATCATCCTTTTTCACCAGGACTGTTATATCTGGGATGCGGACCGTGGAAGTGTCCGCGGTCTTCCTGCCTTCCGTGGTGACACTGGACTGTTCTGCCTCATACCACCAAATAGCCGGGATGTATGTACACCCCCATTCATCCAGACGGGTAACTGGATTATAACGGCGGTGGTAGAGGGTTGCGTCAGTGTTGGTCAGCATTTCAGGCTCCTGCTGAGCAGACCGGTATGGAGCAGGTAACGCCTGCAGATCTGGTACATCTTCTGTCCAAGCAGAGCTGTCCAATCTGTTCCGTCCGACACTTCCGTCACGTAGGTGACAGAATACCCGTCTGTCGTTTCGGACTTCTTAACCTGCCCGTCATCCTTATAGCACACATCAAAGACCGCTTCTGTCATTTCACAGGTACAGTCCTTTAATCCAGGCACGGTTTCCGGATCGGTGATCCGGTTCAGTGTGTACTGGTCAATATAGCTTTCTGCAATGCGTCTGCATTTTTTGAAATCTGCTTCTTTTTCGATACCGCCTTCGTATTCATCCCGGTAGTACCCAAACTCTGCGTAGTGTGCCATGCTTCACCGCCTCCCTGTTCTTTTCATACTGCAGGTGCAAGGACTGCAAACGGACAACGTTTTGCCTTGTCTTTCTGCTGGGAATTGATCGGGTTCGGGATCTCCCAGCCCAGACGCATAACTGCACGCAGTGCCACCATGTCGTTCTGCATCAGGTTATAAGCGATCGTGCCGTCTGTATTCTGGACAACACCCTCGGTGAAGAGTTTGAATGTAATGTCCTGACGCATCGCATAAACCAGCTGCGAGAAATCGCCTGTGATGATCTGTGCTTTCGTTTTATCAAAAGTTCCGTTGTTCGGGAAATACATACCGGAACCGTCCAGCGTGTAATTTGTGCCGGACTGCATATCGGTTTTGAAAATTGGCTGTCCGGTCGTATCTTTCAGACCTCTGAGTTTCGCCCTTACGGAAATATCTGCAACGTGTCCGTTCACAAAATAGCCGGACTGTTCTACCTTTGCAATGACACCATCCTCACCCATGATATCCGCATACAGGTCAGCCGTTGTTTTTACAACGCTTCCGGCTTTCGTTGCGGTTGCTACCAGGTCATCCCTCCAGGATGCCGGTTTTTCAACTCCAAAAAGTACTGCACCGTCAATCACCTTTCCAAAAGCTTCCTGTACCCTCGGTCTTACCTCGCCCCAGATATCGTAGTCTGCGTCTTCCAGAACTGCTTCCGGGATCGGTACAATGACTGCAATTTCTTCCGCAGTGATGTATTTCTTATCCCATGACATCTTTGTGGTCTGTTTCTGTCCGTTGTCCCCATTCACAAAATATGCCATCGGGAGCATGTCCAGTACCGGCATGCGGTACTTGTTGGAACTCATGTTCGGCAGTCTTCTGCCCATTCTCAGTACTGCTGATTCTGATACAACGCCCTGGATGATCTCCCTTGCATACTGCTCCGGGATCAGGGATTCTGCACCGCTGCGGTCGATCAGGGATGCATCTAAATCAAACAGTCTTAAATTCATTCTTTTTCTCATCTTCTTGCCGCCTTTCTGATTAAGGAATTAACAAAATCATTGGTATTGTTTCCGGCTGTGCCTCCGGATCCTGCCGCCCCATTCTGTTTTGTCTGTGTGTTCACACGATAACCGCCACCTGCATAATGCGGGTTATCTTTCAGAAACGCTTTTAAAGCTGTTTTGAAATCGGTCTTGTCATCCACTTTCTTCGATACCTCAAACAACACAAAATCTGTGTACTTTGCATCTACACCGTTTTCTTTCAGGATGTCTTTCTGTTTGTACGATTCCAGTTCTTTTTTTGCGTCATCGCGTTCTTTTTCGATGGCAGCCACATCCGGCTTACTCGCCTGTCTCTTTGCTTTGAAATCACTGATTGCTGTCGTGATTTCTTCCTCCGTCATGCCCTGGCGTCTGAAATAATTGGCAAGTGCCGCACGTTCCGCTTTGCCTGCCCTTGCGTTTGCAATCTCTTCCGCCTGTTCATAACTATATGTTGCCCCGGCGTTTCCCGTATGGCCGCCGTCTCCATTCCCGGCACCGTCACCCTGTCCAGCAGAGCCGGCTCCTCCTGCATTGCCGTCCTCAAAGAGCCTTAAATTCATTTTTTTATACATTGTGTTTTCCTCCTTCGAGATTTTCCCAAGCTTTTAACGCCTTCATGTTTTGGGCATAAGAAAAGCACCTCACAGGGTGCCCGTTACTGAAACTGTATGCAGTTGTATTCCCGGTTGATCTCCGTGATTCCAAGAAACCACGAATCCATCAACAGCTTTCCCTGTTCTGACAGGCGATCCCACCGGATGTCTGCATCTCCACTGCTTAATTCCGCCCGTATCTTGTCCTGCGTCAGATCATGCAGTGAATTGACCAGGTTGCAGGTCAGTGCGGATACCGCCGCACATGCACGGTCAGCACCGCTCTCGGAATGTGTCCCGGCGTGACCGGTCATCCGGATACTGTGCTCCGTCATTTTAATGGTTATCATGCTTTTCTCACCGCCTTCCTACGGATAACCGTCTGCCGTTGAA